TCACCTTTAATGGTTAACATGCCGTCTTCCATGTGAACATCAATATCATCCGGATCAACACCTGGGGTGATTTGAATCGCGTGTGTACAGCATAAGCTGCGGACATATCGAATAATACTAACAGTAAGGTAAAAATTCGATCATCTGAGCTTGGCTCAGAATGATTTGAAAAACCCTTAAAGTTTTCTTAAACGACTCTCGGTCGTTTTAAAAATTCTGAGCATAAGCTCATTAAAAATTTTCTGGGCAAGGCCCAAAAATGGAAATAGTTCCATTGTGTAAGTTAAAGTACTTACGAACTAACGTATGCGGTGTTACCCCATGCGGCAAAGTTATCTGCCCATAATGTGGTCCTGACACTGTGCATGTAAGGTGCACCGACGAACATACCAAATTGGTGGTCGTCGGCAGCGCCTCTACTAATGACATAGCCTTTAGGACCGGCATCTGTGACATAAAACTTGGACTTAGCTACTGCGTGTCCTGTTTGTGTGGGGTTACCGTCTACTGCTTCATCTGGGTGCATAAATGCACTGTGATGTCGCACCATGCAGTTGGCTGAAACGTCTGAAGGAATGTAAAATCTTTCTGCCTTCAAAGCCCCAACTGCTGCACGGTGACACATAGGAAATAGTTGATCTGTGAAAGGTCCACTGTATTCTTTCTCTACGTGATCCAGTATTGCAACAACTGGGTCTCCAGCAGATCGATTCTCAACAGTCAAGATGACACCACCTTTGTGGTAAAAGAACATGTTGCCGACATAGGAAAACCAATCAAAATACCGCTGTGCGGTGAGGGTAATAAACCCAGTTGGTAACACTGTGTCAATAGCAAACACATTCGGTGTCATTCTACGTATTGCTGGTGTTTGATCAGCGTAAGCCACTGGACATTGCTTCATTGCAAGCTGCTTAACAGAGGTGATCTTCTCACCAAAAACTCGTTCCGCATGATATGTGGTCACAGGTGCCTTTGTAGTCTTGCCAATGAACGTGTCTACAATTAACTGATTATTAGTCTCCAAAGCTTGGGGTCCAGAGTCAAAACTGGACTGTGTAAGTACTTTAGGAGCCATGTTAACTGTAGTTTCACGTCCTCGCGTAGGCTCAGGTCTGTGAATGTAATACGGAAATCCTTCAGGTTGTCGAAGACCCTGGAACTCCCAGTCGTCTAGACCGCGACCATATAACATAATGTCAACCTTGTCGTTTACATTGGTATCATTTCGAACTAATGGTGTCTCTACAAAAATGTGGAGTTTGCCAAAAGTCTCATCGTTCCTCATGTAAGGTCTTGTTGCACTGTAGGGTACACGAATAGTAAATTCGTTGCCATCACGGATATCAATAATCTGTTTTTGCAGATTGTTGCAATCGTCGATGTCTACAATGATTGGGAATTCATAATGTCTGTACGGTGCCATCAAGTTTGGTTCATACGCAACCATGATTCTACCAGAATGGAAAATTGTTTTGCTTAACACAATAGTGAATTCGAAACTTCCTCTCCAATACGAAAATGCTCGTGACAAGTAGAATATAGGATGAGTAACCAAGGGGCTATTAAGTGCCGTGGGACCCCATTGCGTTCTCGAAGCAAATGAAGCTGGAGAGCAATTTATCTCAAGGATCTTATACCCTGCTGGCATTCCTGACACGAACCATTGTGTTCGTGTGAGACTGGATTTCACCTGTGTGAGGTAAGCGATGCTTTGCTCGTCTTGTGCTGTGAAACCCAAGTTATCTGCAACGCGCACTTGTGGTGCTGCAGTGAGTGCTAGAGCTTGTGCGTTGTCGACGCCGTCGCTATTGTTGTAACCTGGAGTGTATATCTCGATTGTCTTAATTGATGATGTTTCATCTAAAGGTTTGGAATAACCAAACGCAGATGCAACATTAGAACCAATGGATAAAGCCCATTTACATGGTTGCATAATCGAAGTCAAAAGAGGAATACCTTCAAGAATGGTTGCGACTTTGTGTCCAACATCTAGCCTTGAAGAAATAGGTTTTGTAGGATCAGGCGCCTCGAACATTGACTGTGTGTAAATGTCACGAGTCTTCAAATCTCTCATCACATGACGAGATTTTTGGAAGCTCTTGCTGCCAGGTTTTGACCTAGCCACAGTTTTGTTCTCAGCTGACTCAGAATTTGCTCTCTTTAAGCCCTTATTTGTGCTATTCTGTTTAGGAATGTCTTCTTCTGCTAGAAGCTGTTTAGTAACGAAACTACCTTGAGTGTAAGTTCCTGCTACTACTGTAGGATTATACAGAACAGCGTCTTTAAAAGCAACAGACAAGGTCCAGTTTACAGCAGTACCTTCAATAGGTAACAAAGTGCGTAAGTAAACTGAGCCCATACTTCCTAAGTCAGACCTCAAATCATAATATGAAAGAGGTGTACGATAAGGGATTTCAAGTATAGCTTCTGATTGTGTGTTGACGTCAATTTCAACTGACAGTTGTTGAGTTATATACTGGTGATCTTCTAAAAAGAAACCAGTAGTATCTCCTGCGCCAACAGGATCATAACCTCCTTGTTCCAAATTTGGATATACAAACAGGATGATTCTGCCTTGTGTAAACTTGTCAGCATTAATATGCAGTCTAACAATTGCTGTGCCCTTGAATCCACCATAACCTTGAATCTTACGTTGAAGATTCACATTTGCTAAAAACACACTTTTAGGTAGTGTAAAATTTGACAATAAAATGTCGCCAGGTACTGAGCTGCCTCGTGCCACGACTGTTGGCTGTGCCAACATATCGTATACACTTTGGTATTGCACACCATCATTTGCTGATACATCATTTGATATATAAGCTGGTTCTGCAATTACTGCTGGTGCCTGATTAGTATATTTTGTCAAACCGTCACGTTGTCCGTCCAAGTTTGTGTCCATAGCATCTACTACTTTTGTGGTAATATTTTCTTGTGAAGTGGCAATCTTTTGATTGACTCAGCTCAGGTAAGATTAGACCTTTAAGCGAGTAACTCCCTTTCGCCTGGGATTGCCGGTACCTCCGGTGGGCTCCCTGGCTGGTAATGGTGAAAACCAAAGCCCAAAAGCAACAAGTTAAAGCGTCTAGCAGCGCCCTTTATAAAAGGAAGGTGTTTGTCGGGTGCTAACTGCGTAACCAGAAACTTGTTGTGGTAGTTTATAGACTTACCAAGGTCCTGTTGTATCTAGGTAAACCCAGAATCGGAATCTAGAACTAGCTGGAACACCTCGTACCATTCGGTGAAGGGTGGTGTGTAAGCTAGCTTTTCGAAAGCAACTTTGAGCATGCCTGGGGCATGTTCATCGTACACTGTTGGACCATGTAATGAAAGTTCCTTGAGCATGTTGAAAAACGTGTCCTTTGAAATCTCATCCGCCATTGGTCCTTTCCGAGTCCAATAAGGGGCCTCTAGGATTGTGGCCATAGCCAAAGGGCCGACGTATCTTCCTGCTGCTGGTTCGAAATGAAACGCTCTCTTCAAAAGAGAAATTTCGTCGAGTGTGCGTGAGTCAGGAATGACGCCGCCTTTCTTGTCCTCGTCTGTGTATGTGAGGCCAATCTTTGCCAAATGTACTGGAATCGTGTTCTGATTGAAGAGAGGTAATTTCTCTTCAGACACGTTGACGATGTTGTCATCTCCATATGACGCGACATAGACATGTTCGTAATATCGAGAAAGCTCCTTGATATCGAAATCGTGTGCCCTGTGATACGCGTACATCATCACAATCTGAACGTAGATTGAATTGATGATCGTCGTCATTGGGTTGCCAGATGGCAGCGAATGGTCCCATTCGAAAATGGTATCACCCACAATGTGGCGGCTGTTGTATATCTCTTCAAAGAGTGTACGCAACGCCATTTCGTCCTCTGGACCATAATTGTAGTACTCGAGGATGAGTGATAGAACGCACTGGAAGATACGAGGGATTTGACTTGAGTCATAACCCTTGAAATCTCCAGCGAAGACATGTTTGCCATGTCGCGTCATCTTCATCGCGAGCACATTCCAGTCAGCGGAATATGGGTTGACACCTGTACAGATGCCATTCTCGATGCGAGTCTCCATGATTCGAGCTGCGAAGTCCAACGTGTACATGCGAAATGCAATCGCATAATCCACAGGACAAGCGAAAACTGCACGTGCGCCCTTGCCGGGCTTCCGCCGTTCGTCTTTCAAAAAGACTTGGCACACGTTGAGCTCTCGAATTCCTTTCTTTGCGCGTTCAATCTTGGTCAGGACGCGCTCTTTCATTTCGATCGCCAAAGGCGTATCGAATTGGAAGTCGCTATCACGGCCAAAGATGTCATACTTGCGCGGGCCCCAACGCTTCTCTTGCGAGAATGGGTAACCCGCGGATGTTCCTCTTGGGATTGCATTCGCGTATTCCCTTCCAAGGATACCCTCCACCGCTTGTTCAAACGTCAATTTGAGAGGTGTATGGTTCCGTTTCAGGATTGGGAGAAAATGAGATTTGATCATTTGTTCGACTTGAATGATCTCCCTTCCGAAATGAACAACCTTCGTGTTCGAGAAAGGTTCGAGTGCTTTCTGCATTGGGCAAACGGATACGCCATCCTCCTTG